TGTGTTATTTGAGACAAACGTTATTGATGTAGTCCTGCAAGCCGCTTATCTGGCTTTTTGCCATGGACTGCTATAAATGCTGCTGGTCTTCATGGCGTAACTCCAAAAGAAAAACTACCGATGTATTAAGCCCGTCCCATATTCACAGGCCTGTCGTGGCTCTCAATCTGTAACCAATTGATTTGCATGCAAAACGTAAAATTGCACACTGAATTAATCAAAGAGAAGCTTTGGCTGAGTTAGCGAAAGTATCTGCTCATACTCCAATGCCAGAAGCTTTTTCTCTTTTTTGCGGTGGTTCATTAAGTTACTGCCGATCCTCGCCTTCACTTCTGACTTGGCAACCTTTAGCGCATGTCGGTGTTGGGCTTCCTCGCCTACTTCCTGCCATCTGCTTAGTTGTTCTGCCATCCAGTTAAACGCCTGGATATATCGAATCTTTATCAGCATTGCCGCGCTACCAGTGAAACCCATCACTACAAGCATGTATCCGTCTTTTGATAGTTTAAACATTGGCTGTGCTTCACCATTTTTATCAATGAAATCAGCAGGCTCAAAATTGAGCCGGGCAAAATCACCTGGGCACTCACTGATTGTTTGTCTTATTTTTCTCAATACGTTCTTATGATTTTTACCAAAGTAGTTTGCGATCTTCTGGCTTGTGGTAAAAACCTTTCCTTGTATTGTCATCACCATTTTGGTGAAGTCAGACTCAAGGAGGACTGTTAATTCTTTCATCGGTAGTTACCTTATAGAAACAAGCCTTGTTGCCCAGAAACGCCAGCGCATAGAGACGGTTACCGGCCTAAACCAGCGTTTCTCCAAGGCTTGTTTCTGTAAGACTCTATGCTTTGATTTACGCCGGGCATGGCGCGGATGGTTTACTTCAGATATAAAAAAACCCCACCGAAGTGAGGCTCTATTGGCACTGGGTGCGGATATAACTCTGCAACCCCGCTATTTGGGTTGTGGCAATGCCGATACGCTCTCGGAGACTGAGATAATTGCGTTCAAATTCTGCATCATATCGGGGGCTGGCATCATCAACGCTGCTGGAGGTGACTGCGGCTTCGGGCAATCGCTTACAACTGGCGTTGAGCTGCAACCGCTTAGCGCCAGTAGCGAGATCAGCACGAAGGCGCTCGTTTTCAGATTTGGCATCTGCCAGTTCCTTGGTGTGTTTGATATCGATGGCGGCTACGGTTTGACGCTGAGTTTCTATCTGGTCGAGAGTGGCTTGTTGCTGCTTGGCTACCTTGCTTAACTCTGCTACATCACGATTGAGTGATTGCACTCTGTAGTGGTAGTAAGTTAGTCCAAACAGTGAAGCGACCAGCACAGCAATGAGTATTGCCGTTACCCGATTCATGCCGGGTAGTCTTTGTGTGGTAGCTGGAAGTGAGGCCCGTCTTTCAGTGTCTTCCAGTCACCACCCCACTCAATAGGAACGCCAACGTCCTTAGCGGCCTGCTTGAATGCGGCGGCTATTTGTTCGTAGTATTTCCATTCCCATGAGCCGCTTGCTGTTGGGTAAGCAAAAACGTCGATAGCGTGGCCGGTAATATGTCGGCTGTTCATGGTCTGACTGGCACCTTTCGCTACCAGCTCTTTTTGCCGGGCAATGGTTCGAAAACCCTCAGTTACACCGAAATCAACCGGTGATAGCTCCAGAGCACGGCGAACGACTTGCACCAGTGCCGGGTTAACGCCTTTCAAGTTGTTTTCACTGCGCTGGCTAAATTTATTGGTTTGCATTATCAACCCCTACACGGTTAAGGAATTTCGCTTCCAACGTTTTAATCAGTGATGAACCTGACCATCCGGCCAATCCACATACGACACCGATAATTTCCGGTGGCCACTGGTAATGCGTTGATGCCAAATACATCAGCGCACCCGCGAAAGCCGATACGAAAGCTTGTAGTGCTAGCGTTCGCCAACTAAATTTCTCCCCACTTAGAACTTTGTATGCATAGCTAGCCAGCATTCCAAGCGACGTCATTAGGACGGCCAAGATAGCCGACCATATACTTGCATCCGATTTCCAAGGCATTCTCATAACCCACCTCCCCAATAGGGGAAATATCTTCCCCGGCAATGGTCGGGTGCTGTTGTGTAGGGAATAGCTCCCGTCGTAGTCATTCGAAAGTGTGAGGGTGTTTTCAGTGATTGACTGTTTTGGCGGGAGCTAAATAAAAAAGGCCACCAAATTGGCAGCCTTAAAAGTTGGTATGTGGTGGTTGGCGCTGATAATGCCAACGTTCTCTGGCTTCGTGTGCCCCAAACTTTATTCCAGAGATAGCGCAGTCTTCGTGAAGGGGATGCCATCTATAACGTATCAGCCTACGTATTCACCACAATGCAAAAACTACTCCACTTTTCCATGTGCATCAGTCCATTCTATACACAGCATGGTAGTAGTCTTTGCGTTGTGCAACACACCAAACGCTCCGGTTTACCCTTCTTCGCTGAGTGATGTGCTGAAAACTAAAAAGGCCAGCGATTAAGCCAGCCTTTTCACTTCAACGGATGCAACTACCACCGTTAGAGATGAATCTAGTCCATTTTTCCGGTAAATGCAAGACTTTGTTTTTATAATGTCGCCATCCGTGGCAATCGTGCTCTTATCGTGTTCTATCGTGTTACTTTTGCAAGCATTGAATCAGCCACACCCTCTTCCATTAAGCATTTCGTTACCAGCAGCTCATAGAGCGGCTTAAAACTCTCGTAGCATGTGCTGGATGCCAGTTCAGGAAGGTGCTCTCTAATAGCCTCGTAGACGTCAGAAAACTTAAGCCGCGAATATCCACGACCTGAGCATTTCCCACAGGTTTTATAAACCGGAATCCCCTGTTGTTCTGATTTCTCTTTGTCCACCACAGTGCCTTTCCCATTACACCGACATGAGTTTGAAACCACACCTTTCCCGCCGCACGGCTTACATAGCAATTTTACTTTTTCACGCAGATCCCTATGAACTTCATACTCAGAAGGCCGGAATCCCTCAATTCCAAAGCTAATGGAGCCTTTAACGATCTCCCTGTTGAATAGTGGCATTGACGTTTTAGTCGTGAACACCTCAGACTCAGTAAACCCCTCCCCCTTGCAACATTCACATTCACGCACACTGGCAGCACTACGTGCATAATCAGCAAACGCATATCTTGCGAGTGTTTGCACAACGCTTTGTTTAATATCCTCATCGAGCTTAGAGATTGCTTTGTACTTAACGGATTCTTTCAGCGCATATTGAGTGAGACTTTCCACGGCGCGATGCGGATTGCTGATCCCCTGCTTTGCCAAGAACAATTCCAGCCCGAAGCCGCTTTTAAGGTCTGCCAACCCTAAAGCTGCCATGATATCGGTGCCGGTAAGTGAATCAGAAGCTGTTGCCCGTGGAGAGTCGCTGATCATGGTTGATTTAGCGAAGAAGTGTTTCGTTATTGATTCCAGTCTCATGCTGCCTCCGATAGTTGTTTGAGTGCTTTACGCTTAACCTTGTACTCATCCCTGATTCGCTCGAAATCCTCACGCCGGTACCGCTGCGGTTCGTGTGCACCCATGAGTAACTGATAGGCCTGCTCGCCAATCTTTTCTCTGAGTGCTGGGGTGTAGTTTTCGATGTTTCCGGAAAGGTGGTTATTGCAAGGTGCGCACTGGCGATGACAGTTATCTTCGTTGAACCTCAACTCTGGGTTGGCGCCTACAGTTCGGTAATGCCCGGCGTGGTACTGCCCATCGTGAAATCGGCCGCAACTGATGCATGGAAGGTCTGCGTCACGTTCTCTGATGAAGGCGTTGAATTCTGTCTGGGCTTGTTTTGCGAAGTAACTGAGGGGCTGTACTGCGAGCTTTCGAACCTTGAGGCTTCGTCGTTCCTGCTGTGTGGTCTCCTTTCGCTGTCGTTCCTGTTGCTGCATGCGCTTCTGTCTGGCTTCGGTTGCTAACTTGGTGATTAGCTCTTCCTTGTGCTCTTCGCAGCACCACCACTCGTATATCGCGGCCGGTTTAAATCTCGTTTTACACACTTTACAATTTCGACTCTTCGGGAGCTTGGCTATCATTCCCGGCCTCCTTCGCTGCTTTATCAACGCATTTCTGATGAGCGTAGGTTTCACCCTTGTTAAGCATCAAGAAGCAATACACGCATACGGATTGCGGTAACTGAGTCATCGCGTTCTCCTTACTCGGTCGAATTTGGCGCGCAGCAATACGCATATGTGGTCATATGTGGGTATTTCGCTGGCGGGGATTGGGGGTTTAGGTTTGGTTCGGGATGTCTTGCGGAAGATAAGATTGTCTAGGGCGAAAACTATGCTGCTTTGCCTTTGTCGCATGGTGTATTTCCCCACCGGTTAGCCCACTCGATTTCCAGCTTGGATGCATCGCTGAATATCACGCCCTGCTCAGTGCCGAACCAGTAGATAGCCTCGATAACCTCCACCATCTCACTCACTCGCATCTTGCTAGTACGCTGGCCGAACATCACCACCCCGCCGCCAATTCCAGGAGCCGTACGCTGATCCTGATTTTTGGCCTTAGCCACCATTGCAGTAATCAGGTCTTTCCAGTCAGCTTCATCGTACTTCTCACCGAACCAGAGAACCTGTTTTGATAGGTCGTGCAAAAGTGGCCACATTTTCCGATTCTGATCATTGCTGCGTTTTTTCTCCTGAATGAGAACCTCAAGCGGCTTTTTCTCATCAAGTGGCATGTTACGAATGGCGAATATAGCGTTGTCGCGAATCTGGGCATTGCGGAGTAGATAGGTTTGCTTATTCATAGTGGCTTCTTCGGCGCGCCAGGTAATTGCATCCAGTGAGTGACGAATGACTTATCATAATATTTACCGTTGATTGCCCAATCATCACCATCAAAATAACCAGTACGACGAATGCTATCTTTGCAATGAACGAAACACTGAATATTGGAGTTTTCCGGCATCCGGTCACTGCACTTAATCCAGCCATCAGGAATTACCGGAAAGTTCAACTGTGGGGTGGTGTAGAAGTCGTGATATCCATCAGCCAGCTTTTGACCGGCATCAACGACACCGACAGATTTAGGTACTGGCCAGCCATCTTTGAACTTGATATTGATAACAGGCTCAGCCCTCTTTGCAGCTAACGCGATGCGGGCCAGCGCTCTAACTTCATCGTTTTTTGCCGTTCTCATTGCTGAATACCCTTCCTCAGCGATAATCTTTTCCAGTCTCTCTACAGTGAAACTATCTAATTCGTTATTCATCACGCAATTCCCCCAATCATTTTTGCAAGCTCAGATGCCTTTGACCCTGTGGCGATGAATTTCCCAACTTCTACCATGCTGTCGCAAATCATATCTACGCCATGAGCGGATAGGGCTGGTTTTATTGCCTTGAATTTTTCGAAGTCACCAGGGTTAATTATGAAGGCATCCACTACGTCTTTTGGCATATACATCATTTCTTCTTTCATTCACTCTCTCCCTTGATTCGAATACCGGCAGCGCGGATCGCATCGGTAACGGCATGACGATCATCCTCGAACAACTCAGGCAACTTAATATCCACCTCGAAACTAGAATGTCGAGCTTGCCAGCCGCGCCAAGCCCAGAATAAAGCCTCTCCGCACGAGCTACCATCACAAAGAAATTCACCTCCAATGTAATGACCTGTTTTGTCATCACCTTGGAAATGTGCTTTATCTAGTGTGCCTGCGCCCCAGTCATATTCACTAGTTAGCCAAGCTTCGAACGCTTCCCGCAATTTAGTTATGTCCATTAGAAACCACCTTGTTTTTTAGTTGCCCGGCGCTCAGATTCAGCCGCCTTTGCTTTAGCCTGATCCTGGTTGCAGTCATAGATTGCGCCATGACGTTGCTCGACGAATACCACCCCGCCGCTGCCGTGCCGGTTAAGCCGGAGTAGTAATTCGGTGTCCTGCTGATTGGCGTTTTCGTCGTAAGCACCTTCGCGGTATATTCCCAGCCAGTAATCACAGTCTTGCTCAATCTGTCCTGTGTCGCGGGAGTCGCTTGGTTGAGGCCGCTTATTGACGCGCTTTTCTAAATCACGGTTTAGCTGAGTCAGCAGAACGACAACGCAATCCAGCTCTTTGGCGAGGTTCTTTAGCCCCTTGGTGATCATCCCGTAAGCCAGATCATTACGGTCTGCTTTTTCGGCGGTCATTAGTGTGAGGTAATCGACCAGCACCATGCCAACAACGCCACGTTCGCGCTTGATGCGGCGGCACTCAGAAACGATGTGAGACAGTGAAAGCCCCGGCGTATCGTCGATGTACAGATTGCCACTTCTCGCTAGCTCTAGACCTTTCGCAGACGCCAACGCAAAACGGTTATCGTCGTACCCATCAAGATAAAAATTACTGCTGGATACTCCTGAGGCTTGGGAAATCATGCCTTCGCCAAGCTGCACATCAGGCATTTCAAGGCTAAACGCCAGCGCCGGGAGATTCTCATTCAGTGCGCAGTTGATAGCCATGTTTGAATAGAGCGTTGTCTTACCCATTTTGGGGCGGGCACCAACCACGAACAGTGAACCTTTCACAATTCGCTTAGGTTCCAGCATGGCGTCCAGTGACGCGATCCCGCTGGTTAACCCAACAGCTCGCGGGTCACCGGAAAGTCGTTGTTCGACAACATCAACCCAATCTGAGAACACACTTTCGAATGTTCGCAGTCCTCTGCGGTTTCCGGTCTTGGCGTGATCCGTGATCTCGGTAGATAGCGCCTGTATCGCCTCAAGCTTTTGGGTCGCCGTCATGCCGTTGTTGGCATAAAGCAACTCGGTCATCGCATTGGTTTTGGCAATGCTGTAACGAGTGATCGCCTTATCGCGTACTTCCATCGCGTAATGCACGATATTCGCGGCGCTGGGGGTGTTCTTCGATAGCTCGGCCATGTAAGCAAAACCACCTACAGTGCTGCTAATCCCCTTGTTCTCCATCTGGTTGAATAGTGTCAGAAGGTCAATAGGGATCTGCCTGCTAACCAAGTCTTTAATTTCAGCAAAAATTACTTGGTGTGGGCGGGTGTAAAACGATTCTGGTTTCAGCATGGACAGGACTTTAGCGACGTTATCACTGCCGTCATCCAGCATCAGGCCGCCAAGAACACTCTGTTCTGCGTCGAGGTTGTGTGGTGGTGTTTTGTAATCAACGGTCATCCTTGGCCCCCTCTCGGACTTGAAGATAAGTTTCGTCATTCAGGAAATACTCCAACCCTTTTTTCTGCCACGTCTTGCCAGAACGAGCATCAGGTCTGTTTTCCAGCATCCAGCGGCAGTTGGTGGAAATGTAAGTCAGGTAGGCTTTCCAGCTTTCCAGCGTGAATGGCTGGCTGTCCAGTTGGCGAGTTATCTTGCTGGCTTTCACCCAGAAGGTTTTGATCAGGTTGCGTCGCTTGTCACTGAGTGCCCTTATGCCTTTAGCTTCTGGCAGAATGTCGTGATAAGCATTGACCACATCTTCACAACTGAATGACGGTTTTTTCTTTCCAGCTTTATCGGCTGAAGAGGTACTCTCTATTACGTTAGTAATAGAGTTATTAGTTACTTCATTGTTTGTGGCACTTTGTTGGCAATCTGTTGGCACAACCTCCGCGCCAGCGCTTGGTGTAAGCGGCTTTGCGTTGGCACTTTGTTGGTAATCTGTTGGCACTAAATTTGGCTGATATTCGTCGTATTTTGTGACGTAAATTAATGAGAATTTCTTGGTGGTTGACTTGGTGATCATCCCAAGTTTTTCAAACTTACCGATGAGATATTTAATGCGGTTACCGGTAATACCGGTTGCCAGTTCCAGCTTATTTCTGCCAGTCATAAACTCTCCACGACGAACCATGACATCACCCAGCTCAGTATTAACTATTGCCGGTGCGTGATTAGCGGTAAGTATGAAATGTATCCACAGGTGAACTGCCTCAGAATCCGTCCTGTAGAAGGGCAGTTCCATTATTTTTCTATGCATCAAGGCAAACCCCTTACCGGTTGCCTCCGGCCTTGCTGTGTCTGGTTGACGAAACGCTAAGACGTTACTCATTGGCCTTCCCTCTTCTCGCTTCTATGCCGCGGAATATCTCTGCAAACTTGCGGCCAAAAACGTGGTTGTCATTGCAGACCATGAGAAGCTCATCAGGCTTTGCCGCCCGTTGATATTGAGTAGCGCCTGACGTATTGCTATTTGGTTTTTTCTTTCGCATAATTACTCCTGTGAATTGATCCAGTTAAAAGTTCATAGTGATTTGTTCAGAGTCCCCACCTAGCCGTGGGGATTTTTGTTTTGCGAGCAACAAAGCCACTGACTTAGCCAGCCTTGCCATCTCGTCATCGACTACTCCCCATTCCAAAACAGCTAGAAGCATTGATATCTTCGGAATGAAGCTTTCTTTCCAGCGTGATATCTGTGACTTATCCACGCCTACAGCGTCAGCAATGTCAGTGACGCCTCGTAGTGCAATCTTGTTCAGTAGTTGGCTCTCAATGATTCGAGCATTTTTGCGTGTGGTTGCACGTTCCATTGCGTACTCTTCCCTTGTTGAATGTTGTTACGTGACAAAGCTGTGAGCTTGTCACTTTGGTGTGCTCCGCAAGCGGCAGAGCTGGCCTGATTGTGTAAAGAGCGGTAGTGCTTAAGCTGCTTTTTGTGTCTTGGGTGGGAAAACGTCATCTAGCCCTACTACTGCGCCAAATGAGTTAAGTATCTCAACGAACTGACGGCAAAGATTAATGTCCATTCCTCGGCGACCAGTCTCGTAGTGACAAATCGCTCCAGGTGTGCATCCAGCTAGCTCTGCTAGTTCGGATTGTGTTAATCCAATGCGCTCGCGAAGAATTCGCAAATTATTCATAGGAACCTCCTTTCAAGATAAAAGTATACGTATTGTATTCTTGATAAGCAAGCAATGTATACATATTGTGTCTCGAATGGAGCTATACAGAACGTATAATCAAGGCATGAAAATGAAATGGTTCGATGTTGCAAAAATCCGGATGAAAGAATCTGGAATAACTCAGGAAACTCTCGCTGAGCATCTAGGAATAACTAAAGGCGCGGTGAGTCATTGGCTTAATGATCGGCGAAAACCTGACATTGAAGAGATAGCAAAAATAATGGACATTCTCGGGATGACTGAATTTGTCGTTAACCCAGATGGAACTATTTCTGAAAAAGATGGGGTCACACGCAGCGTTAGTTATGTCGGTAAAAAAGAGGTTAAAGGCAGCTATCCTTTGATTAGCTGGGTTAGCGCTGGGTGCTGGCTAGAAGCGATTGAACCATACAGAAAGGATGATATTGACGTGTGGCCTGAGACCACTGTAGATGCAAGTGACTCATCATTTTGGCTCAGGGTTAAGGGTGACTCAATGACATCACCAAATGGCTTCACCGTACCAGAGGGGATGATCATTCTGGTTGACCCAGAGAAGGAAGCTGTCAGCGGGAAATTGGTTGTAGCTAAGCTAGAGAATGAGAACGAGGCTACATTTAAACAGTACATGACTGACGCAGGCCGCAAGTATCTAAAGGCATTAAACCCACATCATCCGCCGACCATTGTCAATGGGAACTGTAAGATCATTGGTGTTGTGGTTGATATCAAGTGGGAACACATACCCTAACCCACTGCTAGCCCTACCAATTCCGGGCACGCCAGCACATAAACAAGACGA